CGCAGGCGCCAACGCCAGCACTTCGGCAATCGTCGCCTTCCGGCTGGAGTCAGGGCCCGATGGGCCGACCTGCACTTCAATCAGCGCGGTGTTCGTGAGGCCTACCGCAGGCGGCAGGCCGATGATGTCAATCGCAGAGACGGACATGGTTTACGCCACGCGCACCACGGCCGCCGCACCTGGCGGCGGCAGGGTCACAGTGAATGTCCCGTTCGTGCTGGACACGTTGACGCCGAAGTCGTAGGCCGCGACCGCCCGGTTGGCCTGCGTGGCGTTGTAGATCAGCGCGCCGCGTGCGGTGATCGAAGCGTTTTCCCAGGACGGATCAGCCCAGTCGATATAGGCCGCGTCGCCTGCAAGCGCGCTCGCGTACCCGGCGAGCGTTGCGCCGCCGGCGGTGTAGCCGGTGCCGACGACCTCGTTGGTGGCCGCATAGGCGGTGGTCGTCTTGTCGAGATCCGCTGCGCTGGTGTAAAGGGCAATCTTGTAAACGTCGCCCGTCTCGTGCACGCCTTCGAGTATCTCCCGCTTGAAGCTGTTGCAGATTGCAGTGGTGATGGGCATCAGGGTTCCTTGATCGGCTGGGCGACGGCGTTGCCGTCAGCGTCGCGCGTGATGGTGAAGCCGGTTGGTTTGCGGTTGTCGACGTTGACGGTCAGCTGCAAGGGCTCGGCCTTGGCCAGCGGTGCAACGGCGACAGTCGGCTGTGCAATGGCAACAGCCGGCGGCGGTGGCACCGGAGCAGGAGAACTGGCGAGCTCGATGCCAAACGCCTTCTTCTGGCCCTGCCACTCGGCGATCTGCTGCAGCACGTCGTTGGGGTCGCTGCCCATTTCCAGCACGTTTTTCTGCGGAGAGACCCAGCCGCGGTCTTCCTGTACGGCGCGGGCGTCGGCCTCTTTCGCGGGGTCGATCCACGGCATGATCGGGCGCACGTAGGTGGCGGCGCAAAGCTCGCGCAAGGTAAAGCCGCGCGGCATGCGGATGTGGCCGCCGAGCAGGGCAGCCGCGACGAACTTGCGCCATACGGGGCGCGCAACCTGCGCGATGAAAAACTCACCGGCCATCTGGTAGCCGCCCCACTTTTCCACGAGCTCCTGGCGCTGCGAGCTGTAGCTGCCGTTGTAGTCCAGCGAGAGGCTGCTGTAGCTGGTGCCCAGGCCACCGGCGGCGGCGCGCAGCTGCCCGGTCCGGAAGGTCTCGGTGTTGGGGTTGGGGCGCTTGCTGTCGACCAGCTCGATGCGCTCGCCGGGCAGCAGGTCGTCGGCGATCATGCCGGGGCGCATGCTGAGCGAGCGATACGGGTCGCTGCCGTCGCCGGGCACCAGCGCCGCGCTGGCCAGGTCGGCGCCGACGTACATCTCGGGGTTGCCCTTGATGATCTGCGCTGTCAATGACGCGGCGACTTTTGCGGCGATGCGCTCGCTGTCCTCGTAGTCCTTGATGTCCTCAAGGCGGGCGATGACGCTGGCAAATATCGACAGGCCGCGCACCTGGTGGATGCGGTCGATGAGCGCGACGTGGTGAACGAAATCGGCCGGCACGCGACGGGTAGTGGTCGAAACCGTGCCCGGTTCGCCGGGGTGCCGGCTGTAAAGGTGGTAGCCGGTGCGGCGGCCCCACGTGTTGCGCTCGACGCCCTGCAGGATGCCGCGGCTGGCGTCGTTGAAGTCCAGCGGCAGCAGGTCGGCCTCAAACAGCTCCAGCGAAAACGGCACCATCGTGCCGTGGTCGAGAAGATCGACCGGGCCCGTCAGGGTCTGGAACAGCGACTCGCCGTCGCGGTACAGCCCGCGGGCCAGCAGCTGCTGGCACTTGCCGAAGTCATGCGACCACGTGACCTCGGGGCGGTCCCACCAGTCGCCCCACAGGTCGCGCAGCGCCTGCGCTAGGCCGGTGTCCACCGCGGCGCCGGGCAGGCGTGGCGCCGGGATCACGTCGATGCCGGAGCCGACGGTGTTCTGGGTCAGGACGTTCAGCGCGTTGCGCGAAATGTCGTGGTCGCGGTCCAGCCGCCGCGCCTGGTCGCGCAGGGTCTTGGCGTCCTGCCCGACGATGGCGTTGCCGCTGCCGTGGTCGGATGCCAGCTTGCGGCTGCGCGACGGGCGCGTGGCCTCGTGCACGCGCGCCATGACGCGGCTGTTGCTGTCGCGCTCGGCGGTGACAGCGGTCAGCCGGGCATCGACGGCGCGCACTGCGCGGTCGGCCTGCACAGTGCTGATGGCGCGCTCTCGCGCGACGGCGGCGGAAGTGATGGCGCTCAAGACTGGCCGCCGAAGTCGGCCTGCGAGAACCGGCCACCGCGGCCGGCGGCGGATGCCTGCTCGCGGTTCACCAGCATCTGCAGCCGGCTGATCTCTGCGCGGATCTCGCCCAGGTCGGCGCGCTGCAGCTCGCGGTCGCCCATGCGGAACGACTGGCTTTTGAGGATGCTCGCCTCGGCGGCGAGGTAGCCGGCGAGGCGGCCTTCATTGATGGTCGTCATACCTCAATCGTGCGCAGCCGGTCGTCCACGATCTAGCCGAAACGGCGGACTGCGCCGGCCGGCAGGCGCGCGGGTGCTGGCTTTCGGGGGCGGGCTGTCCGCGCTTTCAAAAAACGGCGGACTCAGGCCGCGATGCCGGACGGCTTCGACCAGCCTCCGGGAAACAGCTTGTAGAGCGTGGAGCGCGAGAGCCCGAACTGACGGCAGACTCGCCCGATCGTGGCGCCGTCTTTCATGAGCGCGGCGTGGATCTGCAGCAGGTCGTACTGCCGCGGCGCGGCCGGGATGTAGAGGCTCTGCCCCGGCCGCTCGCGCTGAAGGTAGGCCACCAGGCTGTTCGCTATTGGCAGGGCCAGCACCTCGCGCATGCCGGTCTCCTCGACCAGCCCGCGGATCAGCTCCCGGCGCAGGGCGGCGGTGCGGTCGGTGTCAGCGCTCATCGGTCAAAGCTCCAGTCGCCGTCGACGATGCCGCGGCGGTTTTGTGTTTCACGGGGCGCGGCAGCGGGCTGTTGGGGAGCAGCAACCGGCGGCGGTGTTTGACGGGGGGCGTTCGGAGTGTTGAAAAGGTCGGGGGCGTCCGGTTCGAACATCGCCTCGAGCGCGAGCCACTGCGGTTCGCGGATCGCGTCGACCTTGATGGCGGGGCTCAGCGCCGCCCACTCGGCATAAATCAGCGAATCAAGAGGTTCGTTGCGGGCGCCCTTCGGCGTAATCCACGCCTGCGCGTCGAGGTCGAAGTATTCGCAGACCAGGCCCTTGTAGTAGCTCGGCGCCAGAGCGCCGGCATCGGGCTTGATCGGGTCGTACACTTCGCCGCGGCCACCGGGAAAGCGCAGCATCCGCGCCTCGATCGGGTCGGCCTCGCCGATCTTCGCGGCACCGGCCTTGGCGGTGACGGCCGAAGACAGCCAGCCGAAGACGATGTGCTTGAGCACGCTGGTGCCAACACCCCACAGCCCGACGCTTCGGGCGAGCGTCTTTTCCCGCACGTTGACTTCCGTTTTTGCAGGCCGGTAGACGGCGCGCTCCGACTTCTTTTCCGAGCGGCCGCGCACCAAGTACATCGATTGCTTGCGGTAGCCCTCGCCAACCTTGACCATCCGGTGGCTGCCGGAAAACCCGACCTTGGACTTCACGTACTGCGCGACCATCTCGGTCCAGTTGCCGCCGTCCACCGCGAGCGCACCGATGTGCATGTCGCGGCCGTGCACGTTGCGCCACACGCCCTGCAGGTAAGCGTCAAGGTCGGCGTAGCCGTCCGGCCGCGACGGGTCGCCATCGACCACCGCGTAGTCGACCACGCGGGTGCGCTGGCCACGACCCTTGGCGATCACCTGCACCTCGAAGCGGTCGTGCTGGCAGTCGATGCCAGCGGTGAGGATCAGCCCGCCGGCCGGCACCACGCCACGGTTGACGCCGGGCTCGGCCAGCGCGCTGATCTCGTCGGCGTCCTGTTCCTTGCGCTCGCCCTCGAACACTTCGCCGCAGATCAGGTTCGTGAAGCCGGCCTGCAGGTCCGGGGTTGCGTCAGCCTCCTTGCGCCGCTTGGCGATGGCCGCCCAGCTCAGGCCGATGCCCTCCGGCGCGTAGGCGCCCCAGATGTGATAGCTGCGATGCTCGGCCGAAGCGGCGCCTGCGTTGCGCGGCTGCCAGTAAGCGCCGTCCGGGGGCGGCGGGTCGGCCACCGTGGCACAGCGGCACACGTCCGCGAACCGCAGCGCACCGGCGGCCATGCCGGTGATGACCCGCAGCGGCCGCTCACCGCAGCCGGCGCAGGCGCTGCGCTCGCGGAGCATCGATTCCTTGTGGTGCTCTTCGATCTCGACGCCACAGGCCTGGCACGCGAACGTGCCGTTTTCCTGCAGGTGCTCCAGCTGCAGCACCTGGTGGTGGCCGCAGTGCGGGCACGGCACGTGGTAATAGCGCTGATCCCCCTCCAGGAACGCGCGGTCGATCTGGCTTTTGTTGGCCACCGTGGGCGTGCATGCGCGGTAGATTTTCGCGCGGTCGCCAAACGACATCGT